TCAGCTAGTACATACTTCCCATATGGTGCATTTCAAGATACGACTGACCAAAGTATAGCGACTATAACAGCTACAGCAAACATTAGTCTTGACACAACAGACTATTCTTTAGGCACAAGTATTGTAGACGGATACAAAATAAAAGTAGACTATTCTGGTCTTTATAATGTGCAATTTAGTATTCAATTAGTTAATACTGATAATGCTCAACATGAAATAGATATATGGTTTCAAAAAAATGGTTCAGATGTTGCAGGTTCTAACAGTAAATTTACAGTTCCAGCTCGTAAAAGTGCAACTATTTATGGAAATATTATTGCAGCATTAAACTTTAATATAGAACTAGCTAAAGACGACTATGTAAGTTTAGCATGGGCTACAAGTTCTACATTAGTTACAATAGAACATTTAGCAGCACAAACTAGCCCTACTAGACCTGCAACACCTAGTGCTATTGTTACTATTCAGTATTTAAGTGCTAATTCATTTACGACTAACTTATTTACAGAACCTTACATTAGCGCACAACAAAATGGACAAGCAACTATTAGTCACCCTGCAAATACAGGCACGAATAAGGTATATCGTTATATAATAGTAGGATGATATTACATTACATACCTAAAGACCAACTTAGGACTTATTGGGATTATGTTAAACATGGTCTTGAGTTAGTAAGACAACGTGGTCATACACAATGGATAGTAGAAGATGTCTATTGCGACTGTTATGAAAACAGGTCTATGTTATTTGTAGGCATGATAGATAACAAAGCAGTAGGTTTTGTAGTACTTCAGCCTATAGGTGACACACTTCATGTATGGGCTTCATGGTCAACAATTAACGATATAACACTCTTTCAACAAGCATTTCAAGAAATACAAGCAATAGCAAAACAAGGCGGTAAGTCTAAAGTTACATTCAATTCACAGCGAAAAGGATGGGAACGTAGAGCAAGGCAAATGGGTTTTAAACCTCAAACATGGGAATATACACTTTAAGGAACTAGATATGTTTAAGTTACACAATTGGGTACAAGAATTAGTACAGTCATTTACATTCTATGGTGGCGGTGGATCTGGAGGCGGAGGTAGTGGCACATCTACTACAAAGTCTGAATTAGACCCAACAGTTAGACCATTCGTAGAATATGGTTTACAAGAAGCTAAAGGTTTATATCAACAACCAGGCCCAGACTACTTCCCTGGTCAAACTTATGTAAGCCCATCTCAACAAACAACTCAAGCATTAGGTCTTGCAGAACAACGTGCTTTATCAGGCAGCCCTCTTACACAAGCAGCACAACAACAACAATTAGGCACAGTAGGCGGTCAATATTTATCTGCTGGTAACCCATACCTTAGCGCAGCACTAAGAGGCCCTACACAAGAAGCTACACAAGCATATAATGACGCTATTAGGGCTGCTCAAGGCAACGCCTCTATGGCAGGTCGTTATGGTTCAGGTGTATCTGCTGACATTCAAAATAGAGCTGCTCAAACATTAGCTAGTACACTTGCGAATAAATATGGTGATCTTGCTTATGCTAATTATGCTGCAGAACGTGGTGCGCAACAACAAGCTGCATTTAATGCACCTCAAATGGCTGCTGCTGACTATGCAGATATTCAACAATTAGCTAACGTAGGTAAAACACAAGAAAACTACTCACAAACAGCATTACAAGCTGCTATTGATAAGTTTAACTTTGAACAAAACAAACCATATCAAAAACTTCAAGCGTACCTTGGTGCTGCTTATGGCGCTCCTGTTGGTCAAGTATCTACTACACAGTCACAACAAAGTGGCGGTGGCAAAATAGTATGTACAATGATGAATGAACAGGCTTATGGTTTCGGATCATTCCGTAATGCAATTTGGCTTAAACATTCAGCTAATATGCCAAACGCTAAAGTATACGAAAAAGGTTATCACACATTATTCTTGCCATTAGTAGAATTTGCTAAAGGTGCAGGTAAACTCAACAAAGTAGTACGTAATGTATTAGCGCATATTGCTAGACATAGAACTGCTGACATTTATAAACAAATGCGTGGCAATAAGAGAGACACATTAGGTCGTATTTATCGTGCTATCTTAGAGCCTATTTGCTATTTAGTAGGAAAGGTATCTTAATATGGGTATGCCAACATTAATAGGCGCTGGAGTAGGCGCTGTAGGTTCAGCAATTACAGGACAAAGTCCACTTAAAGGTGCTTTGTTAGGTGGTGCTACAGGTGGTTTATTTGGCGGTTCAGAAAGTTTATTGGGCGGTAAAGTTGCTAATATGTTTTCTAGTGGAGTAGCTCCAGGTGTAAAACTTACTACAGATGCAGCAGGAACTGCAATAGTGCCTGGAATGGGAATTAATACTTTATCTAGTTCAATTCCTACTACATCTATAGGTACTAATTTAGGAGGTATTGGTAGTGGTGCATTACCTGCAACCACAGCAACCGGTGCATTTGCTGACGGTATTAATTTAACCACAGCAAACTTAGCTGGAGGTGCTAGTGGTATTCCATTAGGTGCTATGGATATGTCTAAAATATTTAATTACACACCGCCAACAGCTATGGATAAAATAACAGGTGTAGGAACTATGGTTTCAGACTATGCGCAAGCCAACCCATCTCAAGCATTAGGTGCAGGTTTACAAGGCTATCAAGCTCTTAACCAACCAGCTCCTCAACTTAATTTACCAGTAGCGCCAACAGCTCCAATTACACAAAGACCAGCACCATCATTTGGTTTAGGTCAAGATGAGAAACTTTTAACCAGACTATCACCTAGCTATGGTGGTTTACAAGTTTATAGAGGGTACTAATTATGGCACTATTTGATAACAACCCATTATATGAAAATATATCATCACTTACCAATCCAGTTACATCTGGCCTTGGTAATTTGTTTGGTGGCATGAATGTATTTGGCGCTAAACAACCTGAATATTTAGGTGGTTTACTTACTACTGATCAACAAGAAAAGTTAAAAAACCAAGCATTGCTATCAGGCCTTATTGGTACGGCTGCTACATATTTTGCACAACCTAAAAACCAAAATATTGGTTTAGGTGCTATTCTTGGAAAGTCATACTTAGGTGGCATGCAAGCCTCACAAGGTGCATATAATACTGCCACAGAAAATGAAATGAATAAACTTAAGATCCAAAAAGAACTTAGAGACGCTCAATTAGACTATTTAAAAGCATTACCTACAGATGTACGTGAGTTTCAATTTGCACAAACAGATCCTAAATTTCTTGAATATGCTAAAACAATGGCTAACCTTAGAGCGCCAAAAACTAATGTGGTTACTAACGTATCCAATAAAGAGTTTGCATCTAACGTTATTAAAGACCTTGAAGGTAGTTTAACTGCTGGTATGGAAGCACAAAGCACATTGCCAACATATAGAACTATGTCACAGCTTATTGATCAAGGTGTGCAAACTGGTGCAGGTGCTGAAGCAGCTAAAGCAATTTCTAAAGCAGGTCAATTACTTGTACCAGGCTTTAATGTTGATACTGTGGCTAGAACTGAAGCATTTGACTCATTATCTAAAAACGTTATTATTCCTCAAGTTAAAAAACTTGGTGCTAACCCAACAAATACAGACTTACAATTTATTGTTGACTCAGCTCCATCTATTGGTAAAACACCTGAAGGTAATAAATTATTACTTAATGCACTTGAGATTGGCGCTAAACGTGATGCTGCACTTGCTGAATGGACTGCTAATTGGCAAATGCAAAATGCAGATCTTCTTGAAAGAAACCCATCACAAGCTAGAGCTAAATTGTTTAAAGACAAACTTTCATTTACTAAAGACTTACAAGCTCAAACTGCTCCAGATGTACTTTCTATTAAGTCACAAGTTCCAGGAATGGTTCAAAGCGGCACAGGCGTTATTAAAAACAAAAATATACTATTTAAGTAAGGACTAAACATGGCTCAAGATCCAAAAGCAGTTATTCAAGAACTGTATTTTGACTTATCTGCTGGTAGAGACCAAGGCAATTTAAGTAAGCAAGGCGAAGGTGTTTTAAATGCTATTGAAACTGGTGTAGTAACACCACAAAGCATTGGACAATATTTGCAAGGTGCTACATTAAATTTCTCAGATGAATTACTAGGTACACTTAACTCTGTATTTGGTAAAAAGCCTGGTGTTATCTCTAAAGCAGCTCAAGAAGCAGGATATGGCACTATTACTCCAAGAGAAGCTGGCGTTGGCCTAGAGCGTTTAGCATTAGAACAAAGAGCTTCTGAAAAGCCAGTAAGGTCTATTGCTGAACAAGTAGTAGGCGGAGCTATTCCTGCTATTGCTAGTAAAGGCACTACATTGCCATTAACATTAGGAAAAGCTGCTGTACAAGGCTTTAAGTCAGGTGTTATTGGTGGTTTTGGTGCAGGTGAAGGTGGCCCAGAACAACAATTAACTTCTGCAGGTATTGGTGGTGTTGCAGGTGGCTTCGCAGCTCCAGGCTTACAATTAGGCGCTAGAGTTGTTAAAAATGTATCTCAACCTATTCTTAAGTCTATGTTTGCTGACCCAGATGTAACAGGGTTAGAAGCTGGTAGAAACTTAGTTAAAGAAGCATTAAAGTCTGACGTAGGTTCAGTAGATGAAGCTATTAATTTAGTACTTCAAAACTCTGGTAAACCATATACATTGGCTGACATTGGCCCTAACACTAGAGCTTATTTAGATGCTGTAAGTCTTATTCCATCACCAGCAAAACAAACTGCTAAGAAGTTTTTAGAGCAACGTGATAAAGGTATTTCAGCACGTTTAACTTCAGACTTACAAAGCGCATTTGGTACTACAGCATCATTCTTTGATGAGTTTAACGCTCTTAAAGCAGCTAGAACTGATCTAGGTAAAAAAATGTATGCTAATGCTTTTAATAAACAAGTACCAGTTAATAGAGAGCTTACAGACTTACTAGGCCGTCCAAGCGTACAACAAGCGTATGCAAGAGGTATTAATATTGCACAAGAAAAAGGTATTAAAGTACCTAATGTTTCAGTAAATGCACAAGGGCAACTAGTCACAGCAGATAATAAACTTGTACCTGCTGTTGATACAGAGTTTTTACACTTTGTTAAAATGGGTTTAGATGATCTTGTATATACAGGTAAGTCACCATCTAGCGGTATTGGTAATACACAATTAAATTCTATTAAAGATACTAGATCTCAATTCTTAAATTACATTGACAAGAATAACCCATCTTATAAGTCAGCACGTAATTACTGGGCAGATGACACAGCTACTATGGATGCTATGCAGTCAGGTAGAACATTCTTAAAGTCTAACCCAGACCAATTAAAAGCTGATATTAAAAAGATGTCTACATCTGAAAAAGAAGCATTTAGACTTGGTGCTATGTCAGATCTTATCGAGCGTGTAGGAGGCCAGTCTACAGACACGGTTGTACCTATGACAGCTAACGTAGCACGTAATATTCTTAAAGATCCTAAGCGTGTTGCACTTATTAAAGCTACTTTTCCAGATAATGAATTAGGCCAAAACAAATTTAACCAGTTCATTAAAAACTTCCAAACAGAAATGGAAATGAAAGCTACATCTGGTCAAGTATTAGCTGGATCACAAACAGCAGGAAGACAAGAAGCAGCTAAAGCAGTACGTGGCACTATTGCTCAAGAAGCACCAAATATTGATGCACAAAACTTAATATTTAATGCTCTTAAAATGGATGCTACACAAATGAATGAGCAGCAACTTAAGTCAACAGCAAGCGAAGTAGTTAAAATATTGACTGAGACTGATCCTGCAAGACTACAAACTATTGCTAGAGAGCTTACTACACGCAGACCATCTGAAATTGTTTCAGACGTATTAACTAGAGGCGGAAGAGGCCTTATTAGTCCATATACAACTGGCGGTGTTGCTGGTAAGTTTGGCGCTACAACTCAACAAAGATACTTCCCAGGCCTATTGGGTACTCCACAGTAAAGGACTATGATGGTTAAAACAGATGTAGAAGCACGTTTAAGTACGCATGAAGAAGTATGTGCGTTACGTTATGAGCAAATAAATGCAAGACTCAAACGTTTAGAACAAATACTTTTAGGCACAGCAGGTTTTGTTATTGTATTTTTATTGACTCACTTCACAAAATGACATTCATCACAGAGCAAAATATAAGCAACCTTTATTCTGCTCTAATTGACATGCCAATATTTGATGAGTACAAGTTGCCTCCAGCTTCACGAGTTGACTTTGTAATAGTGCATGACGATACTATATGTGGACAATATGAGCCTCCAGAAGCTGGTGAACCTCATATCATTACTATATCTACTGCACGTCATTCTCATTTATATTCTGTTCTAGTTACATTGGCGCATGAACTTATCCACATGTGCGTATATATAGACTCACCTAAAACAGAACAGTATGCTAGTCACAAAGGTTTATTCTTAAAACTACAAAAGCGTGTAGCCAAGATGTATGGCTTTGACCCTAAAGAATTATAAGGAGAATATCATAGACCCAATTACCATATTAGCAGCATTAGGGCCGTTAGCAGTAGACTTAGGTAAGTCTCTTATTACTCGTTTTATAGCACCTGATCAATTTAAACCAGCGACTATAGAACAATATACTCAAATGAAACAAATTGACTTAGAGTTTTTTAAAGTAATGAATGAGGCAGGTGGTGGTAATCCATCATACCCTTGGGTAGAAGCTATCATAAGACTTATGAGACCTGTTATAGGGCTGCTTGTGCTTTCTACATGGGTTATTATGCACCTTAATGGTACAGCAACACCTGAAGTAGATAACTTTGCTAGCGCTGTTGGCTTCTATCTATTCGGTGAGCGTTCATTACTACACATTAAAAAAAGTGCTAAATGATATTCTTAAAGATACTTAACTTTATCGGCTTATCTATACTTAAACTTATTGTAGTAGGACTGCTATTTATAATCATGGGTATTGCATTAGTATTTATTGCTCTTATGGACTATCTTACTATTCTTTTAAAGCATATTAATTCTTATGTTAATTGAAGTTAAAAGGTTTGAATTTAAAGACACACATACAATAGGCAAGATGTATGTAGACGGTGTATATGAATGTTATACATTAGAAGATGTAGTCAGAAATGGCACTAAAGTGTTAGGTAAGACTGCTATCCCTACTGGCGAATATAAACTTATTATAGACGCTTCTGTACGCTTTAAACAAGACATGCCACACATACTAAACGTTCCTAACTTTACAGGTGTTCGTATTCATTCAGGTAACACTTCAGCAGATACAGATGGATGTATATTACTTGGAACAACATGGGCTGGTAAAGACTTTATAGGTAACTCTAAAATAGCTTATAAGAAGTTCTTTGACAAACTAAAGAAAGCTAAAACAGCCACAATTAAAATATGCTAGAGTATCTTATTTGTGATGTATTATGTTTTATAGATCATTTTAAGCTATTGATAATGGTAGTTATTTTATTATTAGTGTACAATAGGCAAAACAACCATCAAGGATAGTTATGTCTAAATATAAGTCGGTATTAGTAATATCTGATCTTCACATTCCTTATCATCATCCTGACGCATTTGCTTTTCTTAAGGCATTAAAAACTAAATACAAGTTTGACCATGTAGTTAATATAGGTGATGAGTTAGATCAACACGCTATATCTATGCACGAACATAACCCAGACTTATATTCTCCTGGACATGAATTAGAGCAAGCTAAAAAGCACGTAAAAGAATTAGAAAAAATATTTCCTAAGATGGTCTTAGTTCATTCTAACCATAGCTCTTTAGTTTATCGCAGAGCGTTAAAGTATGGACTTCCAAAGGCATATTTAAAACACTATAACGAGTTTTTAGGGGTAGGAAAAGGCTGGGAGTGGGTGGATGACCACACAATAACATTAAGTGATAACTCTAGGTGTTTCTTTACTCACGGCCTCTCTGCAGACGTTTTAAAGGTAGCCCAGCAGTATGGAATGAATACGGTGCAGGGTCACTATCATACTAAATTCAGTATTGGATATTACAGTAACCCAGATGCACTAATTTGGGGAATGCAAGTGGGTTGTTTAATACATCAAAAGTCTATGGCATTTGACTATGCTAAAAACTTTAAAAGCAGGTTCATTGTAGGCTGTGGTGTAATTATAAACGGACAACCTAAATTAATGCCTATGGTTCTTAACACAAACGGTAGGTGGATCGGAAAAATAGCATAGAAAGGTTTATCATGCAAATTCAGCCATTAATTGATCAATTGGTAGGAGATAAAATTGTAGAGGCTGAAGCGTATTTTGATGAGAATGTATTAGCTTTAACATTCGAGTCAGGTCTTTATGTAGAAATTACAGTTGACTCTGTACACTACGAACTCCCAGAACTAGATGACTAAAGGATAGAATTATGAAAGTAATACGTGGACTTGTTGTGGATGACAATGGTAAGCCATTGCCAAACGTACCACAGCTCACTAAAAAAGATATTAAAGAGATGGCTCAACTTGCTGCATCTGGAGCATCTATGGCCTATCCTCCTATTGGTATTCCATTAGGCGCTTATGAAATGTATCAAGGTTATGCCAACCAAGATCCTATTCAAGGTTTGTTAGGCGCTTTAACATCTGCTGGAGGAGTTGCAGGTACTGTGGCTAAAGCTCCAGGTGCTGCATTAAAGTATGCAGAAGGCCAACGTAAAATGTCACCTGTCAATATTAATATTGAAGCTACATCTCCGAATATATTACAAAGAGCCAATGAAACACCAGCAGGACGTGCTTTATCTGATCTAAGATATAACACAGCTCAAGAAGCTGCTGCAGCTAAAGGCATGCAATATGCTAATGTACCTCCATCTAAAATGCAAGGTGTATGGGTAGATCCAACAACAGGCGCAGAAGAATTTAATAGAGTATACAGTCAAAACTTAGGCCCTATAAATAGAATGAATATTCAGAAGTCTGGGCCATTATCACAATATGCTCAGTCAATGGGAGGTGACTTAGGACAAATTGGTATAGGAGCTGCACGCTTTACTAAAATACCTATGAACTTAAACAAAGATGCAGCTACTGGTCTTCTTTATGAAAACGTAACATCAAAACAAATTATTGAAGCAGGTAAAAAATTAAACCCTAAAGAAATTGTAGTATCAGCAACGCCTAATGGTGGTATGTTGGTATTTGATCCTAAGATAGCATTTGATCCTAGTCGTGCAATAAAAGTTAAACAATTAGCAAGTGAATTAAAAGGTGTAGCTAAGAGTCCAAAATATGGACTCCTAGACTCTGCTTACTATGAGACAGATGCTATTGCTCAGGGCGCTTATATGAACCCTGTTGACGAGCTACTTCGTCTAAGAGGCTTTTAAGTCTTTTAGGATCAAACTCGTAGTCTTCGTAAAAGTTATTTAAAGCATAAGATAAAAATGCACCTTTGGCAGCAGCTAAAGGAGGATAATGAGCCTTTATATAAGGCTCACTACCATGCAATACATTTACATTTAATTCATCTAATGCTTCACAATAACACCACTCTATAAACCTGCATGCCACTTCAATATACTTTGGCACTCTGTGGGTTTTGTAACGCTCTATCTGATCATCACTCAACCCTAGCCAGTCTATCAAGTCTTCCTCATCAAGATCCAGTCTTTGTTGCCATTCATTAAAGTTAAAGTAAGTCATATTACACCTCACTTTCCTTCCATGTATTGCCATTAGCTATACACTTAACTCCAATACCTCCAGTAAGTGCATATTGTTTATATGGCTCTGGCTTATCAATTAATACGTAAGGCTTATTATATTTGCCAATATTAATATCAATATAAAAGGCTGTATTAAAATAGTCAATTTGTGAATTTGACTCGTCATACCATTCGCCAACCAATTTTATAGTATCTAATACTTCATTCAAAAATTGTTTAGCTTTACCTTCATAATGACTAGCAACATGATAAACATTCACTTGCTGATAATTGCTGCCAAAATTTATATCACCAGATACCACATTAACTACTAATGTTGAATGATATGAGTTTCTAGCTAATGTTGCTTTAATACCATATTTATTAAAAATAGGTTTTAATGCAGCATGTATTTTTGTTTTAGTTTCAGTATTAATGTAAGCCATTATGCAGCCTCCTTTACAGATACTTTAGGTTCGTCAAATATAAACTTTGGTGCGCCTGTAATAGATGACTCAACTCTTAATGGTGAAATAACACCAACACAGTCAGGGCAGTCAAGATCAACTAATGCTGGTTTGATACCATTTTGACTTAATGATGCTTTTTTATTTTTAACGCCAGAGATATATTCTGCGGCCTTATTAAAGTCATTAAGATATGTAAAGTCATAATTACCAGCTTCATAAGATACTGACTCAGGAAATACTCTTCTAAAGTCAGGATACTTGCCTTCTATTGGACGTGCTTCTAACCTAACTGCATCATTCACAACGTGTATTTTCTTAACCACATTGTTTTCAACTTCTAATGATATGCTAGCTGCACCTAATGTTGACTTAACTTTAAGTAAGGCATCAATAGTCTCAATAGGAATAACTACTCCTAATGTATCTCTACCGTGCTGTACTTCGTTATGATAGACTGCTGTACTTAATAGTCGGTGACCATCAGTTGCAACAAAGATAGTGTTATATTTATTAAACTCAACGTAAACACCATTAAGGTAATATCTTACGTCTTTTTTAGCCACAAAAAGTTTAAGTGCTTTTAAGTGGCCAAGTTGTACTAATACTTCATATTTAAACGTTGTCATGCTGTTCTCCTTTAGCAAAATTTCTTGATCGCCTGCAAGTAGATATAAATTAGCGATATGTGTATGCTATATATTTGCTAGCATGATGTCAACACTTTTTTGTAAATATTTTTAATTATTTTATAAGTCATTGTTTTACTTGAGTTTCCACCATGTATTTATATAGCTTTTTAATGCTTCTGGGCCTTTATCTATGTAAATAAGTTTATCTTTTCCTACTTGATAAAAGTTATCTACTTCAGTTCTTTCATTATCACTATGTCCATATATAACTAAAACGGTAAAGTTTTCTTGAGCCGCTAATCCTTTTAATACTATTTTTTGACCCATTGACATAGGTTCATTGTGATGCTTCCACTCGCCTACCAAAAATTTTTTACCGTCTTTACATATAACCATATCTAGGTTTGTTGGCAATATATTTTTACCTGGGATCATTCCAGATAAAAAGCCAAAGTCTATAAACTTGGCATTACTATTGCGCATTCCTAGCGTCATACGCAGATAATCATATCCTTAGATACTGTGCAAACAGTTACAGTACCGTCTGGCCCAATAATAGTTTGACCAAAAGATTGTTCAGTCCAAATAATAGCTAATGCAGCTAATATAGTTACGACTATCCAATATGTTTTATTCATCATCAAACCTTTGTAATTGAGCTTCAATTTCAGGCGGGTTTACAACTTCTTGATCTCTTAAAACTGAAATAAGTTTATTTTTGAACCATTCAGACTTTGCTAAGTCTTCTTCTACATTACCTTTAAATGGGTAGCGTAAGTCATACTTCATCTTACTACCTTTCAGGTATCCAACAAACTCTTCTTTAGTTAAACGACTTTCAATAATATCTATGGTTTCTAAGCCTCCGATATTATAGTGTCTAGGGTGGTTTACGTTATCTGACATACTGCCTCCTATAAATAAAACAACATTGATGACTTCTTACGTGCCTTCATCAAAGACTGTTTATTAGTCAATGGTAATGGCAATTTAACAAGGCCCTGATCTTCTAACATCTTGGCCCTATATCTGGTAATGTGGCATTCATGATATATTTGTTTTCTTATAGCTCCAGGATGAGCTTCCATATATGCCTTTATATCTTCGGCTTTTTTTCTATCGTCTAGTACTGTATACATCATAACCTCGTTTGTTCAAAACATTCTAAATGACTTTTAGCAAATATATTAGGTTTTATTTCTTCGTACAATTCACCTTGAATACATTTTAAATTCATGTGGTATTTTTTTGTAGTGCTGTTATATGTCATAACTGACCATGTAATTAAAGCTCCAATAATAGCGCCTACAAGTAAATAACCATTACCTTCGTATTTAGAGACCATTATTCGCCTCCACTAAGCGCTTTGAGTCGTACTTATTCATTGCCTTGTACTCTTCAAATTTATCGCCTCTAAACAATGGTGTTATTTTAATATGATGAGTTGACCCTTTTAAGTCATTAAGATATGAAAGTTCTTTAGGATGAAATGACCACAAATAAGACTTTTTCAATTCACCTGTTTTAATATCAAATTCTTCATACAAGTATCCTGCCGGCTCTTTTTTCATAATGACCTCAATAAAATATATGGTTACCTATTGCCACTTTAACTGGTTTATTATTAGCCCATGTAGGTTTAATATCTTTTCTATGAAAATATATTGCTCCTTTTGTGGGATCTTTTACTTTTTTATGAAGCACATTATACGCCATGTTTAAATAAGGTTGCAACTGAAATTTTGATGCCAGCTCAACATTCCCTATAAAAGAAAATTGTTTTGGCTTATGTAGTTCGTTACATACGTTTTTAGTACTTTGCGCTCTATTAAGTAATACGTACATGACGGCCGTTTGGCCAGATGTAGGCTCGCCTCGGCTTTCATGGTAGGCTGCCAAGGCAAGGCAAAATGCTGCTGTTTCTATTCCCATTATGAGTCTCCTTTTAAAGCATAATACTCATCATGACCAAACTTATGAATGAGCATATTTTCTATATGGTGTCTATCATATCCGGATAATATAAGACATATATCAGCTACAGAATTTTTTTCCTTCATAAGCCAATTGTAAGACACCTTCCTATTATGCGTATTAGTACCGCATATCTCTGTTATGGCCTGGATCATTACGGCCATTAATAATTTACCTTCCGGTGTTAGTATAAGTTCTGATCTTAGTGACTCCTTTACCTCTATCATTTGCTTACTTTCTTTTAATGTTTTTACTGATAGCGAAAACTCAATTTATAGCTGATAATGAAATGGCAATATTGCATT